TTTAGCATAAGCACGAAGTTCTTTAACAGGTTTTCCAGAGGATGCTTCAAACTCTGCTTGTGCCTGTGCATACGCAGGTGACTCTAATCCAAATGCACCACGTACTACTTTTTTAGGTTCTTCTACAGTTGAAATAGGAATACGAGTAACTTTATCAATATAATCAGCAACAGTCATATCCGTGTTGCCTTTATTTACCGTTAATAATTTGTTAAAATCTACTTGATCTAGTCCATCCTCTTTTTCTTTTAACTGCTTTGCTAAGTCTTTAGCATTTTGAGGATTTTGTAATATGCCAACTATTTGAGCTTGTGTAAATGCTAGTCCTTTTGCTCCTCGGTATCCAGACAATACTTCTGCTGTAGCTTTTAACTCGTCTCGTTTAGTGCGTAGTTTCTCGTCTTGCTCCCCTGCTTCTTTTTGCAGTCTTTCAAATTCACGCAGGGTTGAATTACGAATCTCTTTATTTCTTGTAGTAATAGCTGTGGCTGCCCCTTCTGAGGCACCAGCAAGGAATGCACCGAAATCAAATCCCATATTATTCCACCATGTCTTGAGGTTTAGCCATTAATCCTTTTGGCTGTTCTATTGTTTTTACTACTGGAGTTGCTTTACTTTTCTGCATCTCTTGTACAGCCAATCTTGCCTGCCTACGACTTGTTGTATTTTCTTTAAATACATTATCAATTGTTTCTACATATGTAACATCATGTATATCTGCAATAGACATTAACAGTTCTTCAATTACTGGCAATACAAGAATACCTACATCAATAGTATGATATCCTTCCATAACACTAGTCTTCATTAAGATATTAGCAATGTTACGAATGGGTAAACTAGATTCAATTAAGTCTAATACTTGATCGTGATTTTCTGGCGTACCTAAAATACGCTTTGTATAAAACTCCATGGCATCTTCAATAGAAACTAAGTTAGGAGGATTCTCCCATGGTCTGTTGCCCGGCTCAGTCGTAAGAGACATTCCGGGTATTGGAGCATTAATATATCCTGCATCTGCTGGCATTATTACTTACTCCTTTTCATTTTAATTTCTTTTCTCTTTTGACGTAGAGCATATACAAACTCACTAATATTAGAAAGTGTGTCTTGTTGTTGTTTTATTTCTTTATTCATTATGTTTTTAGGTGCAAGTAATCCACGAGCAGCATCTGGTTCTTTACTAGAACTTTCTTTTTTACTAATGTATTCTTCTATTTTCTTTTTGTAAATGTCTACGCTCATTAGAATATTTCCTATTTATATAAGTTATGGGGTTGTGTTATGCTCCGGCTTCATTGGGGTCATAGCCACCGCCCCCAAGAAACTCTGGTCCCTCACTTCCTCCACTCTCACTTCCTCCACTAAATAAACCACCTGCCCATTTAACTACTGAACCTGCCTGTGTAGCACCCCAGTTAAAGATGTCACCGAAGACCTTACCACTTGAAGTACCACTTAATATGGTAGCTGCAGATGCACCAATGGTCTTAGTAATTTCTGCATCCTTAGCCATGGTCGCTGCCAAGATACTTGCATTTGCAGATATTTCAGAACGAGTAATAAGATTTATACGATCCGCTGAACTCTCAGCAGATTTCCATGAATACTCAATCTCATCACGGAACTGTTGCCACATGTTGTTATACTCAACCATAGTAAGTTCCATGGCTTTAGTAGCATTAAATTCATTAGCACGATTAGTAGCTGCAGTATTAGCAGTGCTAATCTCTCTACGCCACTGAGCATTAGACTGATCAATGACTAAACGATTCTGTGCATTAAACTGATCTCGTTGATTCTGTACCTCAGTATTAAATTTAGATACAGTGTTTGCTTGGTCTACATTAAATTGTGACATAGCATTACTTTGTTGACTATTAAATTGTTTTACTTGAGTAGTTAAATTAGCAAAGAATTGATCTGATTGATTCTGACTACTTGCATTAAATTGTTTAGATGCATTAACAGCAGCTTGATCTGTTAGGATAGATTGGATATTAGATTGAGCCTTGAACATCTCTGTCTGTTGCTCATTCTGCAAATTAGTCATGTCCATCTGTAGGAAAGACTGAGCATTTACTACAGCAGCTTGCTGTCTGTTATTTAAATTTTGTGTCTCTAAGTTAGCAATCTGAGCAGCCTCTGCCATGGTAAGAGCTTGTCTATTATTTAGATTAGCTAAGTCCATTGTTTGTGCTAGTCTTGCATTCTCTAAGGCAACTTGTTGCTGTGCTGTAAAGTTCATGTTAGCAATGTCAGCTACACGAGCAGCATTAGCTACACGGGTTTGGAATGATTGATCAAACTCTTGACCTAAGAACTGGGCACGTTGCTGTGCAGTTAGTACTGCTACTTGCTGTCTGTTAGACAGGTTCTGTAGACCCATTTGCTGGAACACTTGAGCATCAGCACTAGCAATAGGCAATGCAGCTTCAAGAGTGGCTTGAATAATAGCTTGACCTGCTAGGCTAGATGCACCTAAACCACGGGCAGCCATCTGTGCTGTAGCATTACGTAAGGATGCAGCAGCCCATGATGGAGGATTACCCGATTCAAAGCCAGCAGTTAATTTAGCTAACTGTCCTTGAACTGTCATGTCATCTGTAATTACACCTTGAGCAGCTTCTGCTTTAGCTAGGGTAGTTTCTACTTCAGTCATATCAACAGCAGGTCCACTAATCATTTCACCTATTTGTTCACCACGTATAGGTGCACCGGTTACTTGTGTAGTTAATCCTTGTGCAGCTTGTAGCTGACCAACGGCAGTCTCTGCAGGTGTAGCTTGTGCAGCTTGTACTTTAGCTTGCTCTGACACCACCCCCTGTGCAGGTTGTAATGCATCGGCTGCTAGTTTTACTGCAGGTGCAGCAGTGGTAGCTTCTACTGTAGCTGTCGGGGTAATGGTGGGAGCAGTTGTAGTAGCTGCAGTTATAGGCGTAGCAGCAGTAACCTGAGCAGCAGTTGTTGGGGCTAAGGCAGTACTAAGTGTCTGATCAGTTTGAACTGTTTGTAGTGAAGGTGTTACTTGAGCAGCAGCTGGCTGAGTTGGTTTAGTCAATGTATTAGTAGCTGTAGTATTTGCATTTTGTGTAGTAGTAACAGTCTGCTCTTCTTCTGGGGCAGTAATAGTTCCCCCCTCAGCCATACCTTTAACCATGCCCCCACGAGCCATAAATTTACTACCAATCATAGTGTACTTACGTGCCTCAGATGGACTGGAGTTTAGATACTCATCAAACATTTGCATAGGACCGTCATAGCCCATCTTACGAGCTACAATCTCCCGTTGTTTATCTGTAAATGTTTTATCTGCCATATTGTGCAACCTTTATTTGTAATTTATTTTATGAAAGGTATAACGCTCTTTCATCTTTTCGTCTAATAGTAAGTCCTTTTAATTCCTTACCACCTGCCTTGTTCCATTTTAAGAACTCCTCGGCAGCACCTTCAAACTCACCTCGATTGTGTTTCATCCGAAGGGTAGAATTTTGGAGATTACCAAGTCCAACATTAAAGGCGAATGATACAAGTGCACCAAAGCGACCAGTATTAAGACCAGTAGGACATAGTCTTCGTACACCACTTTCAAATCTTTCCAAATCTTTAGCAAGAATTTCATCGATCTCATCCCCACTTAATATTCTATCCCAACCTGCAGGAATTGGCAATGTTTTTCTTTCTGCCAAAGGTACTCTAGCATGGTTAGGATCTATGACATGACCGACACCGACAGTCCATAAAAGTGCAGGACACTGATAGGGTTTTGCCTTAACACCCTCATGGTGTTTAATCATTTCAATGACTTTATGGTCAATCATTTCTTAGCAAAGGCTTGCGTTCCGAACCAGAAGGCAATAATAGAGGCAAGGATCTGCATCTCATCGGCATCAAATACCATAGGGATAGCCTCTACAAAAGAAACACCGGTAGACCATGCCCACATAATAGATGCTATATCTACAATAATAAGTAATAATACAAATAGGTAGGTAACAACAGGGCGAACAGAAGCTCGTAGGTTAATGATCCATTGGGATGCACCTTTACCAATCTCTATATCGTGTTGGTACATAGCACTTCTTTCTTGTGCCTGTGTTTGCATCTGGACTTGATCGGTACGGATCTCCTCTACCTTAACCTGTGCAGCATAGCCACGCTCTAGCATCTGAAGTTCTCGTTCAGTCTGCATCTTGGCTAATTCTAGTTCGTGAGACTTATCAGACTTATCTTGAAAGAAGTCTAGTAGTTTAGGTAGTCCACCCATTAGGAAGGACAAAGCAGTTGATATTAATGTAAACATTATTTACCCTTTATGACCCCAAGTAAGGTACCAAGCAAAGAACGCAGCCAATGCATAGCACATGAACATTGCTCTACGAACCTTTGCCAAATCATGATTAAACTCTTTTTTAAGTTCATTGTCCTGTTTCTCTATTTTTTGTTTAACAGATTCGATTTCACCCCAGCGTTTAGTTCCATGCTTTCTTATGAAATCGGCTTTTACTTTTGCTTCCTCAATGCGAATGTCTTCTTGTCGTTGCCATTCCATTAATGCTCGTTTAAAGTATTGCTCTTTAAAAACCTGAGTTTCTCTTATATGTCTTTTACGCTCTAGGTCTTTTTGCTGTGCTACTGCTGCAGCATCTTTTTGTACATCGGTAATACTCTTTGTAATAGAATGACTAGCCTGTCGGCTGGCATCCATACTACTTGTTACAGACTTTGCTCCTTCTATAAATCCGAATTGATCTGACATACATAGGCTTACTTTCTAAATATTAAATCAGCCGTCCAAGTTACAAAGCCACCAAATACTGAGGCAGCACCCATGATTGCCCACAAGCTACCCTTAGACCTTTCAGCCATCATGACAAGCTTTTTAATGTCAGCTTCCATGATGTCAATCTTTTTCTCCATGGTCTCTACTTGGGCTACTAGCTTGCCGTATTTATAGGGATCTAAAAATTCTTCACTCATTTAGGATACTTCGCTTTTACGGCTAGGCAATCTGCAATGTATTTATCAATCTGTGCTTGATCGCCTTTTACGACGCCATCAATGTAATCGGTGATAGGTGGGTATTCTGCGACTCTTTTAGCTTTGTAAGCATCAGGGTCAACCCATGCGTTTACTTGGGCTAGGTCAATCTCAACCTTGTTGCCTTGTGCATCAAAAGCACCTGTGCCGTCATCCACCGTAATGACTTGTGGGTATAGTTTATAAATAGCGTTATGGTTCATGCCGCAATCTCCATGACTGTGATTGTGGACGCTGTTCGTCCTCTATTTGTTTGGTCTGCATCATCTGCTGATGAATTGAATCTTGTTGTATAACCGCCAGGAGTCGAAGCGGCTTGAATTTTATATGTAACACTTGATGTAGTATTTGGAGAATCTAAAAAATTAACACTAGCTGAATCTGCGTCTGCCGAATCAGCATTACTTCGCATTTGTGCAGTTGCTGCAAGGCGATTTCCAGCCGCAGTACCTACACAAATAGCCGTGGAATCTCGCACTAAACGAAAAAATCCTGTATCAGAACTAGCGGCAAAATTTACTAGCCCAGTAATTAAAATTTTACTTGTTGCACTTGTTGGGGTAATTGATACAGACAAACCAGTAACATCTACATAAGAACTAGATGTTGTACTAAAAGTATCTATCTTGGTAGTGCTTACCACTTGCAACACAGAACCAGTAGGTAATGCGGCTTTAGGAATAGACTGACCGCTTGCCAGTATCATCCCGCCTTGTACTTGTGTCAAAGCCATTATGGAAGCTCCTTAATAAAATCGTCTGCTTGTTCTTGTGTCATCACATTCCCATCGGCATCTTGCAGTTCTGCACCAGCTAAGACTTCTTTCTTGAAGTTAGCGTAGTCGGTGTTGGCTGGGTTAAAAATAAAGCTGGTCATTGAGCCATCTTCATTTGTAATCATTGCTGCATCAGCTTCTGTGTGGTCCATGCGAATATAAAGTTTGTATGTCATAGTTCACATCCTGTAAATAAAATTTTGCTTCCTGCCGTTGAGCATTGCAATTCGTACACATTATTTACAGTCATTCCGCTACCACCGCTAAGACTTAATGCGCCAAAATTTAAACTTGCGTAATTAAATGCCACTGTGCTAAAAGAAAGACCACTTACTACGTATGTTCCAGAAACTGTAGCTCCGGTTGGTGGAACTCTCGCTGTTACCGTAAATGATATTCCTGCCGATGCAAAACTTGCAGTAGAAAGTCCACGAACCCAGCCAATAACCTCAGAGCCAGAAGAAGAAGAATAAATATAAGAAGGTAAATACCTCTGACACAAAGCCAACTCAGTTCCATAACTTCTGTAATCAAAGCTAGTAGCTGTAGAGCCTACCTCTAGTTGAACTCCTGTGATAAAGAAGGTTGCTCCGTTTGTGCCGACTACGGATGTTGCTCCTGTGGCTGAACGGAAGTCTGAACCAGCCCATGCACCCGCTGTTCCGCTATAAGTAGCCCCAGCGCCAAGACTAAATCTAACTGCCATTCCATTGCCGTTAGTTGTAAGCCATGTTCCTGATGTATCACCATCTACAGTTACAGTTTTGTATTCAAAAGTGTTTGCGGCATTAATTGTGTAACTGAATGGATAAGAGCGATTGTTTGCACTATTTTGTATAGCACCGCCAAAAGTTCCTGTAAGGCTAGAACGAA